GCTGAATATAGGAATACTTAAAGAGGATTATAGAGGTAGATGTATCATTGTTAACCCACTTCAAAAGATAAAGAGGTTATCTCGATTTAGAATGTTAAGTTGAATACCAATAGAACTAAAGATGCAGCTACCTTGATTACATGAGTTGTTACAAACTATAGCGTAAGCAAGCATAGGTTATAGGGTGTAAGCTAAGACATCAAGAAATTCCTATTGAGAACCTAAGTAACTATTACTCTAACTTTGTATAGGGAGTCTTTGGATTTTCTATATTGACATGAAGTGTTTTAAATAAATTAATAGATTCATCACCTTATAGTGACTATCACACTCATATATACATCAACTCTTGAGGACTGTAGTCAGACCTGAGTCCACATCAATCTAACAACGGTCTACTTACCCATAGGGGGAGCCTATTGGTTAAGTCATACCAATATATAAACAATCAATCTCAGATGAGAGGTGATTTCAGTCTACAGAGGTCTAGTAAAAAGTATTTGTTAATAGATTTGCTACTATTAGTTTACAAAAGGGGAAAAGTATGCTAAACTATTACCAAGTTTGCTACTTAAGTTTAACACGCTTCGCCTAGAACAGCTTTAAACAGACATTATGATTATCATTAAGATTGTTTTAAAATCTCTAACATGCGTACAACTTAAGTCTACTTAAGTACCAAGCTTCTCTTTTATTATTTCTTTAATAATAATCATCATGTTCTCCTCTTATGTTATACTTTACTTTTTTTACTAAAGTAATTAACTATGGATAAGAGAAAGAATAATAAAGGTAACCCTGCGTTGTATAAAGGAATGGCTCCTTTAAATCCTAATGGAAGACCTAAGGGTAGTATGAATAAGTGGACTATACTATCTAGAGAAATGCTTACAGAGCGTGGACCTGAGATAGTTCAAGTTATTATAGACAGAGCTTTAAAGGGTGACGTTCATTGTTTAAAGATGTGTATAGATAGAATAGTACCTCAAACTAAAGCTGTTGAGATAAACCATAAGAAAGATGATGGTGGTATTATTATCAATGTAATCCCTACAGAACAAATCAAAGAACAAGCTAAAAAGAACAAACCTAAGCAAGTCAGAAGTAAATCTGAAGATGCTGTAGTAGCTGAGGTATTAGATGAGCTTCCATAGTGATTTAGCTTTTGGTGAAGAGAATGAACTCTTTGTTTTAAAGAAAGTTAAGATTAAATATCCTAAAGCTTATAAAGTAGAAGGTTATTGTAAAGAATGGGATATATTTATTCCAGAGAAAGAAGTAGGAATAGAAGTTAAGAGTGATAGAGCTTCTCATAAGACAGGTAATGTAGTTATAGAAGATAGTTATGGAGGTAAGCCTTCAGGTATTGAAACTACTAAAGCTGCTTGGTGGGTGTATATTACTAAGTGTAATCTTTACTGGATAAAACCAGAGCATATAAAAGATTGTATAAAAGATAATAGTATAGAGTCTATAGAGTTTCCGCCTATACAAGGAGATTATAAAGGGAAGTCTCTTTATTTAATAAAAGAGAAGGTATTTAAGAATTATGCTACTCGTTCAGAAAGGTTGGAATGGCAGAAATTAATGTAGAGTTACACCCAGCTCAATTAGAGATATTTAATTCCACAGCTAGATTTAAAGTAGTATCAGCAGGTAGAAGATTTGGTAAATCCAGATTAGCTGCTTGGATATTACTAATTAAAGCTTTACAATCAACAAGTAAAGATGTATTTTATGTTGGTCCTACGTTTCAGCAATCCAAAGATATTATGTGGAGTATGTTGAAAGAGCTAGGAGCTGATGTTATAAAGGATGCCTACGAAAACACAGCTAGGCTTACTTTAATCAATGGTAGAAAGATATTCTTAAAGGGTTCTGATAGACCAGATACCCTACGTGGTGTAGGTTTAGCCTATGTTGTACTCGATGAGTACGCTTCTATGAAACCTATAGTATGGGAACAGATTTTAAGACCTACTCTAGCTGATGTTAAAGGCGAAGCTCTCTTTATAGGTACACCAGCAGGTAAAAATCACTTCTATGACTTATATACAGAAGCTAAGAAAGATGATAACTGGGAAACTTTCTCTTATACCTCTATAGATAACCCTTATATTGACGAAGAAGAAGTTGAAGCTGCTAAAAAGTCTATGTCATCTATGGCTTTTAGACAAGAATTTGAAGCATCCTTTGAAACTTTCTCTGGAGGTATCTTTAAAGAGGAATGGTTTATTACAGGTAAGGAACCAGAGGAAGGAAACTTTGTAATTGCAGTAGACCCTGCTGGATTTGAAGCTGTAGAGAAGGAAAGAGGACTAAAAGGTTCTAAATTAGATGAAACAGCTATAGCTATTGTTAAAATAGATAGAGATAAGTGGTGGGTTAAAGATATTCTACATGGTAGATGGGGAATTAAAGAAACTGCTAAGAAGATTCTTAAAGCTGCTGAAGTAAATGAAGCTACAACTGTAGGTATAGAGACAGGTTCTTTAAAAAATGCTATTATGCCTTACCTAGAAGATGAAATGAGGACTGAGAATAGGTTTGTACATATAGATGAAGTACGACATGGTGGTAAAAAGAAGACTGAGCGTATAACTTGGTCTTTACAAGGTAGGATGGAGCATGGACAGATAAGTTTTAATGAAGATAGAGACTGGAAAGCCTTTACATCTCAGATGCTTGACTTCCCTAATCACCTTTCACATGATGACTTACTAGATAGCCTTGCCTATATAGACCAAGTATCAATTTCAGACTTCGCATACTCCATAGATTTGGATGAAGATTGGAAACCTATGGATGAAATTGCAGGATACTAGGTAATTTAACAAATAGTTGTACACAACTACCTAAAGTGTGCTATACTCAGCGCTTATATTCTTTCTTCTAAGGAACTTTCATGGCATTATCCAGAGCAGCTGCAGCCGCAGCTAGAAAAGCAGCTAAAAATCGAGGATTACAAGGTAATCGAGGAAAAGATGGAAGTCTTGTTACTCTTGAAGATGTTGGCTTTACTGGAAGAGAGGGAGCAGAGATGCGTGCTGCGGGTTATCACGATAAAGTAAATTATAAAGCAATGTCCGATGGAGAACTTAAAAAAGCTTACGATGAAGCCACGGAAAAAGTTGAAAGTATAGAAGAAAGATTACTAGTAGATAGAAATGAATTTGAAAATCTCCCAGAATCTGACTATCCCTTTAATTCTCAAGAACTTGATGTCGAGTATGATAGAGCAATGAAAGCATTAAATAGTATAGGGGATGAAATGGATGATAGAGGTATTGTTAATAGAGATATGATGATTTATCAAGAAGATATAGATGAGTATATGGGGAATTATACTTAATGTTTGAAAATAAAGAAACTAAATACCAAGCACTAGCTGGATGGCTTAATTACAGGCTAGAAAGTTGGAGGACTCATAGAGATACTAACTATGTAACTAAGTGGGATGAGTATTATCGTCTCTGGAGAGGCATCTGGTTACAGGAAGACAGGACTAGAAGCTCTGAAAAGTCTAGAATCATATCCCCAGCTCTACAACAAGCAGTTGAATCATCAGTTGCTGAGTTGGAAGAAGCTACATTTGGTAGAGGTAAGTGGTTTGACATACAAGATGACATGCTTGATGAGAATCCACAGGATGCTGAGTATGTACGTAATCTCCTACAAGAAGATTTAGAGAAAACAGGTTGTAAAGATGCTATATGTGAAGTCTTTATCAATAGTGCTATCTATGGTACTGGTATTGGAAAGATAGTTGTAGAACAAAACATAGAACGCTCACCTGCTGAAGTACCTGTAGAAGGTACTACTACTACAACTCGTCAATTAGTTGAATATCCATCAATAGATATTAGGGTTGAACCTATTTCCCCTAAAGAATTTCTTATAGACCCAGCAGCTAATTCAATTAATGAAGCTCTTGGGGTTGCACATGAGGTAATCAAACCTCGTTATCATGTAGTGGAGGGAATACTATCAGGTATATATAGAGATGTACCTCTTGATGGTGACTATCAGATTACTAAGTTTGGTTATGATTCTGAAATGAAACAAGCAGATGAATCTGACTCAGTTAAGATTACAGAGTACTGGGGTAAAGTACCTAAGAGGTTCTTGAAACCCGGTAAGAATAAAGATGACTTTGAATATTCAAAGAAAGATGAATTAGTAGAAGCAGTCGTTACTATATGTAATGATGAATATATATTAAGAGTAGAACCTAACTTATTTATCATGGAAGATAGACCTTTCATATCTTATCAACATGATATTGTCCCAAATAAGTTCTGGGGAAGGGGGATTTGCGAAAAAGGATACAATCCACAAAAAGCATTAGAT